GGTCTTCTCAGACCCTGATATGTCTGAATTAACTTTTAGACGTAAGGGAAGTCATTTAAAGATCTTCTCTGGTGACTTTTCAAAAGCCACCGACACACTTCTTCATCCATTCTTGGATGCCATGTGTGCCAGCCTTGGTATTGATCCAAAGCTCGTACATGAGAACATGTACGTCAACGGTGTTCGTACCGTTGTGGGAGCTTTTATGGGGCTCCCTGGGTCCTGGTCTCTCCTGGACCTCGCAGTGTTTATCTGCGCGGTAGAAGTTGATTCTACCTTCTCCTTTTATATCAAAGGAGATGACATCATTGCAATTTGGAGTGATGCCATGATACGGAAGTTTATCCGTATAGCTCGTGAGCACACGGGCTTGACCGTCAATGATAAAACGGTCATCTCGAGCGAATTTGGAACATTCGCCGAGGCGGATTACCAACGTGTAGGTAACCGCAGAGGACTTGCAGTCCTCAAACGTCTTCCGACGTTCTCTCTTCGAGTTTTTCAAGAAGGGAGTCTGCCAGATTTTGCATTCTGGCATAGCGCCGTTCAACGCGGCGTTCCAGTGAAATTACTTGTTTCACTGTCATACAGGTATTGTTCTGTATGGTTGAAAGCAGCTAACTTTCATCGAATACCACTATTCGCCCCCCGTTTTCTCGGGGGATTAGGTCTTCCTACAGACCTGAAGAGGCCCCTTGGATCAGGGTCTCTTTCAATTGTGCAAATCATGCACAATTACGCTCCAAAGTTTTTGGAGATTGACCGTCCGTATAATTCGGACGGTTGGGCTAGGATTGTCCTGACCCAATACCAATCAATTTATTGGGAATATAGATCTGATGAGATCTATGAGGATTCTCGTTTTGAGAAAGCTCTCGGAAAGGATCTTTCCGATGCGGTATTTACTGATGCCGCTCACGGTAAATTATTACCGAAGAAAAGGCCTTTGCGGCCTTCCGAAGCCATAAAACGTATGGCTAGGTACCGTCGTAAGGTACTGAAAGGGTTCGATTCGAACCCCAATTTCACCATGAACATTGGTGAAGCAATGAGTTTTGAAACTCATCTAATTCCGGATTTGGAATTAGAACATGGGCAGCTTGCTGCCCATGACCGGACCTCCTTTAATTGGGAGGCCGTCCAACTTGACTAAGTCGGCGGCGGAACCCTTTGGGCCCGTCGTTAATACTTAATAGCATTAAAGCGC